TATTAATAAGTGTACTACGAATTACATCATGTGTTAGATACATTGATGCGAGAATGGAAAGAAGGATTACTAGACCACCCCCTGTAAAGAGAGTCCATGACTTCCATGCGTTTTGCTGCTTCTTTCTAAGAATCTCATCATAGAGAATACCTTCTTCCGCAATATGGCGAATCGCCGTAGCGCGCTTTGCAAGTTCCATAAATCCTACTTTTAATTTGTTGAGGTTAAACTTTCAAATTTACTTTCGGTTACGACGTGTCTTCCGTGTCTTACGTCTAGGGCGGCGTGTCTTGCGCCCTTTTTTATATTTTGCAAAGAGGCTCATGCCTTGGCGTGCTGCTACGGGAATTAAAAGTCCCGCATTCTGTACAACACCACCCATGATACTGGGATAAAATCCACCCTGTTGCTTTTCTGGTAAAGCCGGACGCACTATCTGTGTAGAGATCGGATTACCTACATTTTGACCAGCAGGTGCGGAAGGATTTTGATACATTGGATTAAAATAGGATAATGGTTGTCCACCTGATTGTCTACGAGTTTTCCCCATCTACTAAGTAGAATGTTTAAGTTGCCAACTATGCGAGTGTGCGATCATTTAGGAAACTTCAGCGATGATCTTGAGAAATTAATCCTTGAGAACATCAATCAAATCTGCGAAGATCCTTCTAAATTTGTTGAACAGATAATTGTACTTCTTCATTCAAAGGTTGTTACCGTTTTACGAGAAAGTCCGTATTTTCCTCATCAACTCCGTGAACTTATGGAGGGTGCACTTCCAACATTACAAGCAAAAAGTGCTATTCTTGCACTTCCATTACGGGGGCTTATGGGAAGCCCTCAAGCAATGGCGGCATGTCGTGTAATAAAAAATTCACCATCCACATCAAATAATCCTGCCGTAACTCAACTTGTCGAATCAATAAAATCAACAATTGATGAAAATATAAGAACACTCTGTTCATCTACTGAACAAACAGCGCCGCAAACCCCTACAGGTGGTCGACGTAGGAGACGGACCTCAAAAAAATCGCGTAAATCAAAACAGACCCGGCGCAGAAAGAGTACACGTCGTCATTAAATTTGAAAGCCTAAGGGTGGGTATCCATGTAGTAGAAGAAACATCACTAAATCATGACAGACCAGTATAAGAAGCACACTCATCGCGAGCACATCCTTGAACTTCCTGATACGTATATCGGAAGCACAGAGACAGTTGATGAGACACGTTGGGTCTATGATGACTCATCCAAGAAGATGGTTCATCGTACTCTTCGATTCAATCCTGGTCTCTATAAGATTTTCGATGAGGTGGTTGTAAATGCGCGGGATGCGATGGTTCGTAGCAGCACGGAAGCTGGTCGCACTCCCATTAAGCACATTGCGATTACATGTGGTGTTGTAGAGGGCGTATTCACTGTTTCCGTTGAGAATGATGGCGATGGTATTCCCATTCTGATGCACAGCACGGAGAAGGTCTATAATCCTGAACTCATCTTTGGACATTTGCTCACCTCAGGCAACTATAACAAGGAGGAGGAGAAGATTGTAGGTGGTAAGAATGGCTATGGTGCGAAGCTAGCAAATATCTTTAGTACAAAGTTTACGGTGAGTACGCGTAGTCCTGCTCAGGAGTCAACCTATACACAGACGTGGCGTAAGAATATGAGTATCTGTGATAAGGCATCCATTAAGAAGGCGAAGGCGACAAAGGGGTTTGTCATCGTGACCTTTTGCCCCGACCTTGGACGGTTTCATGGTGTTTCGGCAGAAGGTGGTGACATCATTGAAGAGATGAAGATTGTTCTTCATACGAGGGCGATTGAAATCGCGGCAATGGCGGGCAAGGATGTCAAAGTGAGCTACAATGGTGTGACCGTTGATACGAATACCTTTGAGAAGTTTGTACGTCTCTTTCTGAAGGACAGTGCGTCTGTTGCGTATGAACGATGCGGTGCTCGGTGGGAGGTTGCTGCTGTACTCACACGCACACTCTTTAGTGATGATCAGGGTACACCTGAGGATCGCCATATCAGTTTTGCAAATGGTATTAATACACGCAAGGGTGGTAAGCATGTAGAATCTGTTCAGCGCCATCTGCTCGGTGATATTTGCGAACTCGCCCTAAAGAAGCGAAAGTTGGAAATCAAGCCCTCGCAGCTGAAGGACGCGGTGACCCTTTTCGTTGCGGCGACCATTGTGAATCCCTCGTTTGATTCACAGACAAAGGAGACTCTAACAACGCCCGCTGCGAAGTTTGGAAGTACACCGACCTATGGTGGAAAGCTAACTGAGGGTCTTGTCAAGGCGGGTGTACTTGATGAAGCACAGGCAATTCTGGATGCTAAGCTTGCACGAGATGCGAAGAAGACGGATGGTGCGAAGAAGCGCACTCTGCGTGGTCTACCAAAGCTGGAGGATGCGCTCTGGGCAGGTACTGGCAAGTCAATGGAATGTACTCTGATTCTTACGGAGGGTGATTCAGCTGCTACGAGTGCGATTACGGGACTCAAGGTGGTTGGGCGTGAGAAGTGGGGTGTATTTCCTCTTAAGGGTAAGATGCTGAACGTAAAGGACATCTCATTGGATAAGTTTAATAAGAATGAGGAGCTCACCTCAATTAAGAAGATTTTGGGTCTGGAGCAGGGTAAGAAGTATACCCATGTTCGCGAGCTTCGATATGGTCGTGTGATGGTGATGGCAGACCAAGATGATGACGGCTCGCACATCAAGGGACTTCTAATGAATCTATTTCATACTGAGTGGCAGGAACTCATGAAGCTCGGCTTCATCTGCTCTTTGGCAACTCCACTGCTAAAGGCGAGCAAGCGTACCGAAGTGCGGTCCTTCTACAACCAGACCGAGTTTGATGCGTGGAAGGAGACTCTTGGTGATGCGGGTCTCAAGAGCTGGACACTAAAGTACTATAAGGGTCTTGGAACCTCTACACCAACGGAGGCACGTGAATGGTTTGAGAAGCTTCATGAAATTAAGTATATCTGGGACCTCGAGTCAAATGACTCCTTCTCACTAGCATTCAGTAAGAAGCGCGCCGATGACAGGAAGCGTTGGCTTGCAACATATGACCCAAAGCGTGTCCTTCAGATTACTGGAGGTGTACAGATTCCCTATACAAAGTTCATTAATGATGAACTCATTCATTTCAGTAATGCGGATAATATTCGCAGTTTGCCGCATCTGATGGATGGTCTGAAGCCGTCGCAGCGCAAGATTCTCTTTGGCTGTTTCAAGCGCGGTCTGAAGGCTGAGGTACGTGTCGCACAGCTGGCAGGGTATGTATCAGAGCACGCTGCCTATCATCACGGTGAGGCTTCTCTCACCTCTACAATTGTAGGTATGGCACAGACCTTTGTTGGCTCAAACAATATCAATCTTCTCGCTCCTGTAGGTCAGTTTGGCTCTCGACTTATGGGTGGGAAAGATGCAGCATCTGCCAGGTATATTCATACCCATATGGAGCCGATTGTAGATACACTCTTTCGCAAGGAGGACCATGCGATTCTCAATCATATTGATGACGATGGTCTACTTGTTGAGCCTGAGACGTATCTGCCGGTTGTTCCCTTGCTCGCAATTAATGGTTGTGTAGGCATTGGTACTGGATTTAGTACGGATATCCCTCCTCACAATCCTGAAGAGGTCATTGCCCTCATGCGTGAGCGTCTCGCAGGGACACGGGATACACTTGATGGTCTTGAACTCAAGCCATGGTGGTTTGGCTTTCGTGGAACAGTGACAAAGACTGCGGATTTTACCTATGTGACTCGTGGACTCTATACATTCGATGATGTAAAGCGCACGATTACGATTGATGAGTTGCCGGTAGGTGTATGGACAAAGGATTACAAGGTATTCCTTGATGAGATGCTGAGTACAGATCCTAAGGAAGGTGCCAAGCAGGTACTCAAGAGTTTTGACGACCTCTACAATGATGTGGAGGTGAAGTTTATCTTGTATCTTGATGGGGACTACTATGAGGATGCAAAGGCGGATACGGATGAGTTTGAGAAGCGCTTCAAGCTGTCGAGCAGTTGGAAGACATCAAATATGGTCTGCTTTGATAGTAGTCTACAGATTTGCCGGTACAGTGCGATTGGTGACCTGCTTGAGGCATATTATGAGCCTCGACTTGGTGCATATGAGACGCGTCGTCAGAAGGAGATGGAGCGACTTGCTGCGGAGGTGTGTGAAGCGGATGCGAAGGCACGCTTTCTACGTGCTGTACTTGAAGGCTCTATGGAACTCCGTCGTGCGAGTGATGATGAAATCGTTGCGGCAATGAAGGCGCATACGTTGCCTGCGATTTCTGCACCTGAGACTCCAGATTCAGTCGATGGATATGAGTATCTTCTACGGATGCGCATGGATCGTGTGAAGGCATCAGCAATTAAGGAGCAGGAGGATGCGGTTGTGCGTGCGACCGACTTTCTTAATAAACTTGAGGCGACAACTGCGTCGGAAATGTGGCGTGAGGATCTGCTAGCTTTTGAGCAAAGCTGGCAGAAGCACAAGGTAGGGCGTGGTGCTGAGAAGAAGACGGTAATTATTAAGAAGAAGAAGTAATCACGTGACATAAGTCAGGACGCTACGCAGGTCGTCCGCAGGACACGACGTGGCTTTGCCACAGGTCGTTACATAAACGGATTCTGCGGTAATGACCGAGTCCCCGCACGACTGAGATTAGGTGGCTGCGCTAAAGGAACCGGAAGATGACTGATATCTTGAATATAATATACATAATGATCTACGGCACTTAAAATGTGCGGTACACACCAATCAAGTACTTTTTGATTTAAATCAGCAATCTGTCCCTGAACATCCGTAGCAAGATTACGACTATACTGGTAAAAAATAGCCCTCATTATCATTTTTATTTCATCAACCGATTGATCATCAATTACATAGCCCTTCGGTTGGCTTTTATTATAGACATCGCGTCTAATTCCATTTTGAATAAGTCTCATATTCTCCGCCGAAAAGAAAATTTTACTTACAGGTGTAGTTTCCCAATTGCCACGAAGCATATCTGTCTCAAACGTTGGCTCAGCAGTTTTCTGATAGCTGTATCCAAGAAACTCGGAGGGAGCCGAACCACCGGCAGAACTCTTTGAATCAAGGTTGACTCGTCCATTTTGACCGTTCCGAGAATAGGTTGTCAAAGGTAATTCAAAATCAGGCTGCTTCACTGACATTCTATCTCTGAGTTTTTTTTTCTACCGGCTAAATATAACAAATGAGCTTTGCCGGTCTCAAACAGAACTCTGGTGCTGCGTACTTCATGCCTGTCTCCTCTCTGCAGAATATCGTGTATTCGATCACCTACGGTGCCGGTTCAGGTGGTACGTTTGTGGCGAGTTCTATGCCTTCCGTTGTAGCGTGGTGCACGGGAAATGCAACAGCTGCTGCTCCGTATAACACTGCTGCTGGCAATCCTTACCTCTCCTCCATCAATGGTGCGGGTGCGGGTATTCTTAAGGATCTGGGTAAGACGGTTGTCTCTGCGGGCCGTACATTCCGTAAGGTACAGCTCGTTGTGAATGCTTCTCGTTCTGGTGGCACGAACTTTGCTCTCTCAACGAACGGTGTTGCGGGTCAAAACACCTACCAGGCCGCGGGCAATACCGGCACCTCAGTCCAGGATTTCCTCACCGGCTTCATTGAACTTGGTTTTGAGGGCACGGGTCCGTCTGCTCCGGTTGTACCGTATGGTGTCTAAACATAGTATATTTTCACATGGCTATTTGTATATCCAATGTGAACTCAAAATCTTCCGGCTACGTTTTTTTTCTAAATGTCTAATATAAATGACTTCTCTTCTCGCTGGAATTAAGCAGAATAATACTGACCTTGGCTATTTTATGCCGGTTTCCTCCCTTCAGGGCATCGTGTATTCTATCAACTACGGCTCGGGCTCAGGTGGCTCTTTTGCGCAGGGTGGCTTCAACGTTGCGGGCACAGCCACGGTCCAGCAGGCTTACTGGGGACTCGTGGGTGCTCAGCAGGTGAATAGTGTATCAGGACCGTATTTGACCAACGGCAACCCCTATCTGTCTTCCATCAACGGCGCGGGCGCGGGTCTCCTGAAGGATATGGGCAGGACGGTTGTCTCTGCGGGTCGTACCTTCCGTAAGGTACAGCTCGTTGTTAACAACTCCCAGCGTCAAGGTGCGAATTTTGCTCTCTCCACGAACGGTGTTGCGGGCGTCAACACCTACCAGGCGTCAGGCAATACGAGCTCTTCGGTCCAGGACTTCCTGACGGGCTACATCGAGCTGGGCTTCGAGGGCACGGGTCCTTCTGCGCCGGTCGTACCGTATGGTCGCTAAACATAGTATATTTTCGCATGGCTATTTTTTTATCCACTGTGAAAAATAGGATAGATGGATCTCGGTATCGATTTCAGTCTTATACTTTATATCTTAATTGCCGCATTAGTCGGTCTAGGTGTACCCTATTACTTTTTACAGACAGGTAAGTTCTATGCTGGTGCGGGCTTCTTACTTGCCGCCCTTGCGACCTTTATCTTTTTTGGTATGCGTTGGTTTAATGGTCTTCGCTTGAATACTACATTTTTTGGTGCAACATCCACAACACAGAGTTGGCCTCCTCAGATTAACTATTGTCCGGATTTCCTCAGCTTGAAACAAGTCGGCGCGAACTATTATTGCGTAGATGCAATGGGAGTGAGCAAGTTAACACGGTTTACAGACTCTAGTGTTGTGGATACAAGCCAAACTGGAAATTTTCTACGTTTAACAAGAACAAATACTGCAACTCTCTATCAACCCTCTCTATTAGCATCATCACTTACATGGGAAGGTATATATGATGGTATTTCAGCGGCAAATATCTCGCCGCCCTTTCCCACTTTTTAGATTAAAATGGTTTAAGACGAAGCATAGATAAACTCTAGAATGCAGACGAAAGATGTATGTCTACATCCCGAACTTGAAGCAAAGCTTCAGACCTGGATTGAGAAACGTCCTACCGCGGCAGCCTTGCTATATGGAGCACCTGGCGTAGGAAAAACAACACTAACGTATCGCCTCTTTCATGCGAATGGGCTCAAGGTTGTAGAATTCAATGCGAGTCACACACGGTCTGGCACCTCCTTTCGTAAGACAATTCTACCACTTCTTTGCCAAGGTGGTGTGCTGGAACAGATGAGTACTGGAAAGAAGGGGGGTATCGGTGTCTTGCTTGATGAAATCGATGGACTGAGTTCAGGTGAAAAGGGTGGATTATCGGAACTTACAAGCTATCTTCGTAGCTGGACTAACGCAAATCCTGGAAATCCGTTGATTCTCATTAGCAATAGTCTTGAAAATCGGTCACTTCTACAAATCTCAAAACTCTGTACAACCTTTGAAGTGGGTCCAGCGCCACGGGGTATTGTTGAGAAATGGCTTCAATGTAGTCTCCCGCCGAGCTGGGAAAAAGGAAGTGAACTCTCTGGTGATCTTCGAGCATTGAAGCGTTATGTAGCAGGTCTTGAAGAGGAGACTGAGCTAAGTGAGTTTCCTGAAGGTGTTCTACCTATTGCGTGGTGGTGTCTCTGGAATCCATGGCATAGCTGGATTGAACTTGATATTGAAAACAATGAGGGAAATCTTGCGGGACTTGTCGCAGCTGAGAATTTGCCTGAACGTCTTTTAGCTACTGGGCGTGATCATAAGGAGCTTTGGAATGTGTATCTAGAACTCTTTGATTCACTCGCTGAATCGGATCGTGCCGACTATTGGGCATTTTTCTATCAATGTTGGAATCTTCTCCCTTTTTCTCATGCGCTCAAACTAAAGAATTTGGGTCTTCATTTAACGGAGCGATATCCGCATAAGGAGGATGCTGTAATGCCTGAAGCAGCTGGTATGCGATATACATCTGTACTTACCCGACAATCAGGTATGTTTAATGCATGGAAACTCTTATGTGAACTTTCAGATTCTCATGGAATACCTATTCGTCTAAGTTCAATGGGAGCCGATCTGGAGTTACTTCTAGGAGAAGGTCTCAAGATTGACAGAAAACGGCGCTTGAATAATCTAAGATTTAATACAGCAACTGCGGATACATTATTTATGGAACGCGGTAATTAAAGACCTGTTTTTATAAAGGAGACATACTTGACTAGGTCAAGGGTTACATTATGATATAAATAGTTTGCCATAATAATTTCTTCTGAGTTTATCTCCAAAAGTTCACCATATTTTTTCACTTCAGTATAGAGGTCTTTATAGTTTAGAACGTCTTCAAGAGTAGTATAGAGTGTAAACCATTCTAAAAAAACAGATTGTGGTGCAATAATAAACGTATCTGGCAAAATACATCTCTGTGGATAGTTTTTTCCTGCTACATAGGTGTATGAAGGATCGAGATCATGTAGGTTAAAATCAAGAGGGGCATTATAATCAAAACGCGTCATAATAACTTTATTGTAGCTCGTATTAGTTTGGAGAATGTAGTTATTCAATAAGTCTCGGACCATTGTCCTTGAATACAGTTGTGAAAGCACATTATTCATATTCTCCTTTTTCTTGGGATTTACTGTATTTTTATAGGCAAGTGTATTGGCAAATCGTTCAGGAGTAAAATCTATTTTCTGCGTTTCGTATGTATGGGCAATAGGTTTATAGAGTTCATTTAATTCAGTAATTGTATTTTCATTGTAGATAAGATTGCTTAGATTAATATTTCTATACGGGGAACTTGGATAGATGCGACCTGGCTCTAGGGTCCAAGCGTGATAAAAAAAATCTACGACTACGTCTTGGTTTTTAAAAAATTGACTTAGTACTTCGTGCCCTTTCTTATAATTTCGCGGTTGACCAAAGAGACAGACTGCGACTTTCATTACTTTTTAAATGTGTATGACTCTTAAGGCTTGTTAGAAAGTTAACTGCGCACTGCCCCACAAGGGGGCTGGTTCGCAGGTTTAACTGCGCACTTCATCAGGATGTACCAACTTCACAAAGTTTAACGGCGATGTCCGTCCCATCCTGTAAGCACGTCCCAGAATCTGTTTCTCCTCCTCAGTCGTCATAGCGTGCCATAGAACCACATAGGTTGCTGATGTAATATTCAGACCAGCACCTGCGTGATTTGAATTTAGAAGTAAGACTCGTGATTCACCACTATCAAACTTATGAAGAACATTATTAATAACATCCTTGTTTCCCTTTACCGTCTCGACTGTAATCCGTTCAGCTTCAAGAGTATCCTGCATAAGCCGAAAAGGATTTTCATAACGACTAAATACCAGAAACCGGTCAGTGGGATGCGACCGTATTAGATTTAGTAGGGCATCAATCTTCTTTGGTGGTGCTACCCTCGTAGTAACCGGTCGAGACGCAACCAGTTCAGATACTCCTTGAAGAGTATTTACTTGAATAGGTGAACGACACATTGGGCATCCCTGAATACGACTGAGACTCATTAAAATACAACCGCCACAAAAAATACGAGAACAGCATGGTGTCAAAACTGCCTGCTGTGGTTCATCAAAACAAATAGCGCATATCTCCTTTTTATAATTTTCAATCCGCTCTTTAATGCTTTGAATTTGGTCTTTCAAACCATTAATCTTACTCTGTAAATTTGCCAGCGCCTGTTCCTTTATTTGAGGTGATGCATACTCTTCTTCCGATTTGAAGATATAGAGGCGTTCAAGGCGCTTGAGTTCCTTTTGCCGATTTTCTGTAACTGCCTGGATAAGATTCATAGGAGACTCTGAAGGAACACCAAGTGCTGTAAGTGCGGAAGTAATATCACCAGCATTTAATAGATTCTGTATATTACTAGGAACGGCAGAAGAAAGAATTCGTTGGGCGATGCTTGGCTCACAGATAATTGTTTCTGTAAATAGTGGTGGGAGAGAAATAGATTCTTGAATAAAGGAATCCCTACATTTCAGAACAATCTGTGAACGAAATGGATGATGATTGCGTAAATAATCACGTAAATAAGGTCCAGAACGAGCGGTATATCGTGAAAAAAATCCTCTGCCGCCAACAAATGCTTCAGCGAACTGTGATTGAAAGGAGGGGTCATATGTAGGAAACTCAGGTCGTGACATAATTCGTTGAACATTTGTATGAGACAACCAAATCCTATCATTTTCAAAAATAAGATTTGCCCATGAAGCTGATATAAACCATATAAAACTCGCTTCTGGGAATGGCTGTGTACTTGGTATATAAATACTATCCGCTTCATCAATATAAATTCGCGAAAAATAGAGTTTACCTGTTATCTGCTCTAAAAGTTTTCCGAGGAGTGTATTACTTACAAGTACAAAATCAGCCTCCATCATTTTCTTTATAAATAGTTTTGAATCAAGAGACCGTTTACTACGCAGATAAAAAGGCTCAAGAGTTGTTTGTTTATCAATATATTCTTCCCATTGGCGATACAGTGTATGAGGTACAATAAGAAGAGCAGGAGAGTTTGAAAGATCTGTATAGGTAGTTGTTTTAAGACTATAGAGATTCGGATTTGACTCCGTATTTAGACTATTACATGAAAAAAGAGGCACGGAGTTCCGTTTACTCGCAATATGCCCTAACACCATTAATGATTTTCCTACACCCACCGAATCACCTAAAATTGCATATCGACTAAAGAGTTTTTCACCTGATACATCAAGACCTTTTTGAACTGACTGTTCAAGTGTATTCATTTGATGAATAACTGTACGCTGATGAGCACGTAAAGGTACTCGAATACTAGCAGGTTGGTCAATCATAGGTGAATCTGCGGTAAGTCCATTTACAAACGGTCTATTGAAAAGGTCTGTAAAAACATCCGCGTTATGAAGCATTCCCACTAAACAGCGTGTCAAAAGGAACTTTAGGCATTCGCAAAGAAAGCCCGCATGTCTGAATCTTTAATAAAATCCTTTATCTTAAGAGTTGTCTTCGCAATAAAAGGATTCTTTCCTACATCTTCACGCATCTTCTTTTTATCAAATGTATTTTCACTATGACTCATTACGAGCATCACCTTAAAAGGGTCGAGTTGAATCATCTTGTGTTTATAATCTTCTAAGAAAGAACGCTCCTCAGCATGCGTCACTGTATCATCATACCGATGTTCATTTGCGTAAGACTTTCGCCACGCCATTGTTCCGTTTGTAGCATGGTTCGCATTATACGGTCCCAGTTTATAAATCTGCTTGACATCCGAATAATACATATAAATTTCTGAACTTCCTGCGAGATTGATATCTTTATGGTTCGCAAATCGTGTAACTACATGACTTACTCGTTCAGGCGGATAATAATCATCATCATCCATCGCAATAATAATTGAGCCCTTTGCTTCATCATTCAAGCGATTACGCTTTTCTCCAATTGTAAGCTTCTCATCAAGAGAAATATAGCGAATATTTGGAATACGTTGCGCAGCAGCTTCAAAGAGATCACGTACTTTGTCCTGACCATCGTCAAGAATAATCCATTCCATGGAGTCTTTCTTAAATGTTTGACTCTCATAACAACGAATCAAATATGGTATAAATCGTCTCCTGTTGTAAGTCGGTGTAATCACACTTACAATAGGGGTCATTCTGTAAAGTTTATCGCGATTTACGTTTAACCTATTGGTTTTTGCGCAGCAAGCATCGCATCTGCCGCAGCCTGCCATTCATCCTTTGCTTTTTGAATCGGCGCAACATCTTTGTACCATACAAGCATTTCGAAAAATGACTCTTTTGACACTTCACCAGGATCATATGAATAGAGGGGGAAGAGATAGGAGCCCATAAAGGGTGGATAATGTGTAAATGAACGATAGATATAATAGGGAAGTACAACAAACCAGAAAATTGCAGCATAGATAAAATAGACTACGCGAATTGAGAGAGGACGGACAAGTGAATCATTGGCTACAAGGGAACCTGTATAGAGACCTATAACTACGTAGATCATCGTTTGAATTCCAGACATTGTTTGGTCCCAGACCTTCTTTTTAACACGGTCGCCACTAAACTTTGACGCATCTTCTTTATCTCTTTCAGCCTTAGCAGCTGCTGCATCGGCAATTAATTTATCAAGATTGCCTGAAGATTTAGCTGCGCTTGCTTGTGCTTCAGTCTGTATCTTTTGAATCGCTGCGGGTTCATTTAGAATAGACTCAGCGCTTGTTACGATAGTTGCGATTTGCGCTTGGAGTGTTTCAAGAGGTGAATTTAGATTCTTAGTATACCAGACTTGATTTTGGTCAAGTACTTTTTGGAATTTTTCTGCTTTGTCCTCAGAGATTAAATTCTGATTCTGGAGTTGAAGAAGTGTGTAGTTCCAGAGCTTAAGTGCATTAAAAAAAACAATACGTATTCTGTCAGCACTTACTTGTGCCGATAATGCATCATTGTATATTTGAATCTCTGCGTAGATTGTGTCTGCCAAAGCATTCGGATTATTTTTCAACCAAGTTGTTTCTGTATCAATAACACCCTGTAGTAATGTACTTCCTTCGGGTGTAATTTCTCCAGCTATAACAGCTTTTTCTAGCTCTTTTTGAAAATTTGTAAGTATATTGCGATACTCATCACGAACCTTTGCGCCCTCTTTTTGGTCCGCCGCTTTTTGACGTTGAACATCGGGATTATATGTAGCATTATCAACAATGCGACTTGCTCCTTGTCCCATCCTATTTATAGAGCATACTTCAGTCCAGCCATACCTGACGCAAATTCTACAAAATTGACTGACTCAACATAAATTGTTAAATCGTACACATATGTCGTATTTGGTGGAAGTGTATACGGATTCACCTCAACCTGAAATACACGAATGCGACTTGAGTTCAACGAACCAGAAGGTTGAAAATCTGGACTATGTAGACAGAAACTATAGATTGGTAAGACTTCTCCAGGGTTTCCTGATGTGTACTTCCAGGGAGTGATTTTTGTAAAGTAATCAATTGGTTTTATCTCCTGGATTTCATTGCCATCACAGAGAACTCGTAGACCCTGTAGAATCTGTAGTTGTGCGAACTGTATTAGCACACCAGATGAAAAGGCTTGTGTTAGGAGCGGGACAGTTCCAGGTGGAGGGAGATAGGGCGTTGAAGGATAGTTCCACCAGTTTGTCCAGTTACTGAAATCGTTGCGATATTGAAGTGTATCGGAACGACGATTAACGAAAAGAAGTCGTTCAATCGGATTATGTGTTTCAAGATCCAATATTTGGCGTGTATAAATTGTTGGAAAGGGATACCATGTAAGCTGGTGAATTAAATAGGAGAGAGGTGTTGTAGCAAAGAGTGTACGTTCCTCCTCTGCGAGATAAATATAGGTTGTCTCAATGGTAGGTTGTAGATTCCATGTATTCAGAGCAGGAATATCTGCGCCCATATCGGTTAAGAATGAACGAATCTGTCCACTAATGTCAACGATTGACGTGTAATCCGGAAGATTTGAACGGATATTTGCTAGAGATGCACTTGTCTGAATACCAGGTGCTACACGAAAACCTGATGCGTCAAGCACCGTGTAAAGTTGGTTGATTGGACTGAGAGTGATTTGAACTTCACATTCATGATACTGTAGACCTACTAAAGGAAGAGCTGAGCCCGCATGCTCGGCAAACCAGAAAGGGAGCGGTACTCGAATAGTTTGTCCAAAGAGAGATGGACGATTTATCTGTGAGCCAAGTGGACGGCTCGGGTCACGGATTACATTTGGATATCCAGTCTGATTTGTACCGCCAGCGTAAATACCATTCGCAGGATCTACAAGCTCGGCGACATTTCCTACCAGCCGTTCCCATTTAGCAAACTCATCCGTTTTATAATCAGCAAGTGCTTTTGCAAGTAGATAGGACCCATCAAACTCCTGGATTTTCTGACCGCCTATAAAAAATGCAGCATTCTGAATGAGTGCACACCCAATGTATTTTGACCATTGAAATTCATATTGATAGCTCCGTACTCTTGGCGAAATGTATTTGCTATATATATCGGGTAACTGAAATGTAAAATACATATCGGTCACTAGTTCAGCAATACGCGGAATCTTGAATCGAACTTTAATGGGCTGGTCGTAAAAGAGTTGGTCGGGACCATCCATTTGCTGTGCAATATTCTCCATAGCAAAATGCGTATACCGACGAAATACCTTATAGAA